TCGACCGCGCCTCTTGAGACCCCCGAACAGCGCCGCGCCATCCTGCGCGATGACCCCAGCGAGACGCCGCCCGCTGGCGACGAGCCTGAGCCTGAACCTGTAGCTGAGGCTCCCACGGTTGGCGCCACCGAGACGACCGACGAGGACGCGGACCAGGACGCAGACGCGCAGGCCGCGATGCCCCCAGAAAGCAACAAGGCCGAGGCGCCAAAAAAGCGCACCGCTGCTGAGCGCAAGGCGGCCATCAAAACGGAGATTGGGGCATTCGTCCGCGACAAGCATCAGGCCCGCGCGGAGGCCGAGCAGGCCCGCGCCGAAGCTGAACGCGAACGCGCTGAAGTCCAGCGTCTCCGCCAGGAACGCGAGGCACTGACGCGCCAAACGACACCAGCCGAGGCGCTCCCACCGAAACCGACCTGGACCCAATTCGAGGCGGACGGCAAGACCTGGGACGACTATCAGACCGCGCTCGACGGCTGGCAGGATGCCCGACTCGCCCGCGTGCGGGAGGAGATGAAAGCTGAGGCCCGCGCTGAAGGTGATGCGCGCTTTGCTGTGCAGCAACGTCGCGCCCAGGAAGAGGCGCAGACCCGTGCGCATCAGGACCGCGTCGCGAAGGCGCGTCAGGCCCATCCCGATTTCGACACGGTCGTCCGGGAGAACCTTAAGGACTTCCCGATCAAACCGCCCGACAAGCCGGACTTCCTGCGCGACGTAATCACGTATCACCCGCACGGGGCCGAAGTCCTCTATGCGCTCGCGCAAGACCCCGAGTCCGCCGGCACGCTGCACGAGCTCGCGGACGCCGCCACGAACACGATGATGGATGCGGTCCTCGCTATGGAGGACCCCACACCCCTCTTGCTCCATTTCGCGGAGAACCCCGACGAGTTCTCGCGTTTCGCGCAGCTCCCTGCGCGCCCCGCCGCTCTGGCGCTTGGTAAGCTCATTGCCCGCCTCGAAGGTGCGAACACCCAGCCCGGATCGCCTTCGACGCCCGTCCCTCCCACGTCTGCCGCACCCGCCCCGATCCGGCCGCTCGGGGGCACGCGGTCCACTGGCGCCGCCACGAAGTCGCTCGACGATCTGGATCTAAATGACGAGGCGCAATACCTCGAATACGTCCGCCGGATGAACGACGCCGAACAACGTAGCGGTCGCCGCTAGTCGCGCGCCGGACCCGCCCGGGCCCGTCTCGCCACAGGTGACCCCTCATGAGTAACAGTGTTGTCACCCCAACCTGGGTGATGAAGGAAATCGGTCGTCGTCTGACCAACAACTGGCGCTTTGCGAACAACGTGAAGCGCAACCTGGATTCGCAATACAAGGTCCAGGGGGCCAAGGTTGGCGACACCGTCAAAGCCCGCCTCCCGCAGCGGTATCAAGTGACCAAGGGCGCGGCCCTCGTCAAGACCGCCGTCGAGAACAAGACCGTCGACATCACCATCACCGACCAGGCGCACGTCGGCCTCGCGTTCGGGTCCTTCGCCTCCACGATGGAGGTGACTAACTACCGCGAAACCTACATCGACCCCGCGGTCGACGCGCTCGTTAACGCGGTCGATTTCGACGGCCTGACGCGCATGTACAAAGAGGTGTACTGGACCGTCGGGACACCAGGCGTGGTCCCTGGCTCGACGGGCACGCTCCCACAAGCCTGCAACATCGTCTACCAAGGCGCCGTCGTGAAGCTGCAGCGCAGCGCGGTTCCACCGCCCTACAAAGCGATCCTCGAGCCGAACATGCAGGCCTATTTGGCGTCTGCCAACCAGGCCGTGTTCAACCCGCAGGCCGCCATCAGTAAGGCGTTCAAAGAAGGCCAGTTCTCCGGTGAGGCCCTCGGGATCAAGGAGTGGTACACCGACCAGAACGTTGCCACGCACACCGTGGGCGCGCTGGGCACGACCCCCGTCGTGAGTGGGGCGGATCAGACCGGGTCGACCGTTGACATCACCGGCGCCACGGTTTCCGTCACGGACTACTTGGTGAAGGGCGACGTGGTCCAGTTCGCGGGCTGCTACAGCATCAACCCGCAGTCCTACCAGTCCACAACCCAGCTCCAGGACTTCGTCGTCACGGCGAACTTCAATACCGACGGCAGCGGCGAAGGTTCGGTGTCGATCTCGCCGAGCATCGTGACGAGCGGTCCCTACCAGACCGTCTCGGCGAGTCCGACCAACAGCGGGGCCATGACCACGTTCGGCCATGCCTCGAGCTATGCCGGCGACCTCACGCCGCAGGCACTCGTCTACCGCGAGGACGCATTTGCCCTCGTGATGGCCGACCTCGAGAAGCAGCCAGCCCCGATCTGTGAGCGCCTCTCCAATAAGGCGCTGGGTATTTCGGTCCGCTTCATCAAGGACTACGACATCAACAACGACGACAGTCCCGCACGGGTCGATCTCATCTACGGATGGGCCGCGCTGAGACCCGAGATGGCCTGCCGCGTCGCCTCGTAACGCTCCGTTCCCCACGGGGCGTGCGGGTCCATTCCCTCCTGACGCGCGCCCCCGTTTTCCCCTCTCTCTCGGTAGGAGTTCCTCTCCAATGGCTATCACTCGGACGACCCTCGCCGTCGCGCTCAATGCGACGGATCAAGTCTGCACGGTCACCTCGGCCACTGGCGCGACCGCCAATGGGCTGATGTTGATCGATAACGAACTGGCGCTGGTCAAGAGCATCAGCGGCAGCCAAATCGAACTGAAGCGGCGCGGCACGGAAGGCACCATCGCGAAGGCGCACGGCCTGCTCGCGCCGGTCGTCTTCGGCTTGGCGACTGACTTCCCCGTGAATACGGGCGAAGGCCAGCCGCTCAAGCTGGTACACGCGTTTCGCGACGTCGTCAGTTACGGCGCCGACGGGGCGATTGCCCTGCCGAAGCGCGACACCGTCGTGTTGCTGCAGAAGGCCTCGGCGTTGGCGATGACCCTCGCCGATCCGACGAATGTCCCCGATGGGACGTTTCTCACCATCGTGTCCGGACTGGGCGCGGCTCACACCGTTGACCTCGCGACGGGCGTCGTGGGATCCGATTCCGACGACATCTTCACGATGACCACCGGCGTGGGCGCCGCCATCCAGCTCGCAGCCTACAAGGGCAAGTGGGCGCACATCTCGACCGGCCTGACTGCGGCTGAGGCCGTGGCTTCGGCCGTCGCGTAAGCCTGACGTCTCGCGCCACCCCAAGGTCAGGAGGACGACGGGCCTCACGGATCCGACCCGTGCGGATCCCGTCGCCTCCTGGGCGCGCGTTCACTCTTGTCGCCTAAAGACTCGCTATGTTGAAAGCCACCGCCGACCAGATTGTGGGTGCCCAAATGCTGGAGCCGACTGGCTTCAGTACCTTTGCGGCCTTCTCGGTGTTCGTCTACGTCACGCTCGACGGGGGCGACCAAACCCTCGGGACGACCGGCGACGGCATCGCCACGCACAAGGGCAACGGGTATCACGAATACACGCCCACCGCGGATGAAGTCGATGGCGACCACGTCGCCTTTACCTTCATCGGCAGCGGGGCCATCGCGGTCACCGAACACCGCGACCTCGAGCCCATCGACACGCTGACCGACACCGACAAGCAGGCCGCGAGGCTCCTGTGACGGTGATTGCCGCGCACGTCCCGCGCTACGGGGGCCTCGTCCGAAACGGGTACCCCGCCTACAAGTACCACCTGGACGGCCGTGCCGTCGTCGTCAAGACCGACGTCGAGGACGTGGCCCTCGGGCCGGGCTGGTTCAATACGCCTAATCCCGAGAAGCAGATCGCCTTCGTGCTCGACCAGGCGCGACGAGCCGACAGCTCGCGTGACCCACTCCCAGACGAGCCCATTTCCCCACCCAAGCGGCCACGGGGCCGCCCACGGAAGGAGTTGGTCTAAATGGCGTCTGCGACCGACCTCATCACTCAGGCGCTGAGGACGCTGGGGATTGTTGAGGCCACAGAGACCATCCAAGCGGAAGACGCCTCCAACGGCCTGACGGTCCTCAATCAGATGATCGGGTCGTGGAACCTCTCCCGCACGACTGCAAAGTTCGTGGCGCGCACCACACTTGCGCTCTCCACCGATACCGACGCCTACGCCTTTTCGATCTTCGTCGGAAATCACATCGAGGCCGTCAGCGTCATCCCCGACCGCGCCGCAGACCCGCCGAATGAAGTCCCGTTGGGTCGCCCGCTCACGGTGACCGAATGGCAAGGCATTTCCGACAAGACCTTGAGCGGCACGTATCCGAGCCGCATCTACATCGACGAGTCGGAAGGCACGGCGATCAACACGGTCCATGTCTACCCGGTCCCGAATCAGGACGCCTCGGACCTGATTCTCTACTGTCCCACCCCGGTCAGCCAGTTTGCGGCCCTCGCCACGGACTACACCTTCCCGCCGGGGTACGAACGGGCGATTCGCCTCAACCTCGTCCTGGAGCTCGCGCCTGACTATGACGTTGAACCATCCGCGCATGTCGTGCTCCTCGCGCGTCAAGCCCTCGACACCTTAAAGGCCCACAACCTCCCGATGCGCGACCTTTGGGTCGACCCCGCCCTCGTCACGCACGGTCGCAGCTCTTACAACATCAACACCGATTCCTCCTGATGGCCAAGTTCGCCAATTTCGTTGGCTCCGCCTATGAGATGGAGCACGCCACCGCCACAACCGAGCGGTGTATCAACTGGTACCCGGCCTATCTGGAGAGTCCTGGCGCGAAGGCGCCCATGGTGCTGCTGCCGACCCCGGGG